GCTTTCATTTTTCTTACGCAAAATTAAATCTAAATCGTGTGGGTATAGATATACCAAACTAAAACCAGTTTAAGTTCAGTTAATGAGAGGGAGAAAAAAAATACCAACAAAAGTAAAGGAGCTAAAAGGCACACTAGAGAAATCCAGGTTAGTGGGAAATGAAATGGAAACTTCTCAAGTTGTTAGTATGCCTTCGGCTCCCTCCTTTCTCAATAAGCAAGGTGCAGATGAATGGGACTTAGTCACTAACGAACTAGCTAACATTAAGATGTTACACTTGACAGACCTATCAATCTTAGCAGCCTATTGCAATGAGATAGGCATTTACAGAGAGATAGCTCAAGAGTTACAAGGCAACTTTACAGAACAGACAGTTGATAGAGATGGTAGGTTAAGGTCTAGTAAGATTGCACCTAAATATAAAGTAATGCAAAACGCTTTACAGAATGCGATGAAAATTGCTACGCAATTTGGATTTACTCCAAGCTCAAGAGCATCCCTTAGTATGCCAGAACAAGATATGGAAAGGACTGACGATTTTAATTTCTTTGATTAATGAAACTTAAAGAGGACAAGACTTTTTACTTTGATGAGAAGGCAGCAACAAGATGCATATTTTTTATCGAGAATCACATCAAGCATATCAAAGGAGAGTTAGGAGGTCAGCCATTTAAGTTAGAGCCATTTCAGAAAACAATAGTAAGAGATTTATTCGGTTGGAAGTATAGAGATAGTGGTCTAAGAAGATTTAGAACTGCTTATATTTGTCTACCAAGAAAGAATGGAAAGTCTACTCTTATAAGTGCTATTGCTTTGTATATGTTACTAGCCGACAATGAGCCATCTGCTGAGTGTTATATTGCTGCTGGAGACAGACAACAAGCTGGAATTATATTTGACGTAGCTAGTGGAATGGTTAGAGCTGACAATCAACTAAACAAGAATCTCAAGGTATTTAAGAACTCTATCATCCACGAGAAAAGCAACTCAGCATTTAAGGCTATTAGTTCTGAGGCTTCTAGTAAGTTTGGATACAACGCCAGTTTTATTTGTATGGATGAGTTCTTTGTCCAGAAAGACTCAAGCCTATGGGATGCCTTGACTACTTCGGTAGGTAGTAGGAGACAGCCAATGACAATAGCCATTACTACTGCTGGATATAATCGAGAGTCTATATGCTACAAGACTGAGGAGTATGGTCGTAAGGTATCTGAGGGAATAATAAAAGACGATAGCTTCTACTATGTTAAGTATTTCTGTGACTTAGAAACTGATTGGACTACAGAGGAAGCATTAAGAATAGCTAATCCAGGAATAGAAACTGGAGTAGTTAAATTAGACTATCTTAAAAGAGAGCAAGAGAAAGCTATCAAGCTACCTAGCTATGAGAACACTTTTAGAATGCTACATCTTAATCAATGGATGTCATCAGCTAGTAAGTGGCTTAGTGACCAGCAATGGATGAAGTGTAATAAAGCACCAATACGTTTAGAGGATTATAAAGGTATGACAGCTTACGCTGGATTAGATTTAGCTTCGGTTAGAGACATTAGTGCGTTTTGTATTTTGATTCCAGAGGATGATAGGTTTACAGTTATCCCTTACTTCTTTGCTCCTAAAGAAAATGCTTTTATTCGTTCAAGACGAGACCAAGTAGACTACATAGGCTGGGAGAAAGAGGGATTGATGGAACTAACAGAGGGCGATGTCACAGATTACAACTATATAAAACGTAGAATAAAAGAAGTAGCTGAGGTTGTAAACATAAAGTCGATAGCCTATGACCGTTGGAATAGCTCGCAGCTTATCCTGGATTTAGTAGAAGAGGGTTTACCTTGTGAACCTTTCGGTCAAGGATTTGGTAGTCTCTCAAGCCCAACAAAACAACTAGAGAAGCTCGTACTAGGCAAACAGATTAACCACGCTGGTAATAAAGTGTTGAGGTGGATGTGTTCTAACTTAGCTATGAAAACAGACCCAGCTGGAAATATAAAAATGGATAAGAGTAAATCAACTGAGAAGATTGATGGAATGGTTGCACTTGTTATGGCTCTAGGTTGTTATATGAATGATGATTCTAGCGACACTTCTACCTATGATGATAGGGGAATAGTATGGATTTGACTTTTGCGATTTCTCTTATCTTTGTAATGTAATTACAATTTTATGGGACTATTTGACTTCTTGCGTTCTGAGAAGAGGGGCGATAATTTTTTAAAGGCAGTTTTCGGTGGCTATGGTGCAGCCAACAGAACAGCAGTAACTAGAGATACATCTTTAACATTTAGTGCAGTCTTTGCGTGTGTTAGAGTTATTAGTGAATCAATAGCAAGTCTACCCATAAAAGTTTACAGAGTCGAGGAGGATGACGATAAGATTACTGACGTCAGCCATCCAATCTACCGACTACTAGCTAGAAATCCTAATAGCTATATGACACCATACACATTCCTAGATACTCTAATGACCAACTTATTACTAGAGGGGAATGCGTATTACTACATTTCTAGAGATTCTAACGCTAGACCCATAGAGTTAATTCCTATCAATCCAGAAGATGTTAAAGTAATTAAGCACGAAGGACAAATCTATTACGACATTAAAGACTATGAGATAGGAGTAATGAAAGAAGATATGTTACACTTTTTTAACTTATCTTTTAACGGATGCGAGGGAGTTAGCGTATTGAAAGCTCAGAACACTACAATAGCTACTTCTATAGCTGCTAACGATACAGCCAATAGTTATCTGGGAAACTCTGCTCAAGTAGGAGGAGTTATTAAACATCCAGGCAAACTTAGTAAAGAAGCTGTAGCAAGATTAAAGAACTCTTGGAATCAAAATTACTCTGGCTCTTTTGTAGCTGGTAAGACTGCTATCCTTGAGGAGGGTATGACATTCGAGCAAACTAATATTGATGCTAATAAGTATCAGCTTTTAGAGACTCGTAGATTTCAGATTGAAGAAGTCTCGAGAGCGTTCAAAGTTCCATTATCGATGATTGGTCATCTCGAAAAGGCAGCTAACTACTCAAGTATAGAAGCATTAAGTATTGACTTTGTTAGGTTCACATTGATGCCTTATATGGTAATGATAGAGCAAGAGCTTAACAGAAAGTTGTTTAGAGAGACAGAGTTTGGCTCGTTTACTATTAAGCTAAATGCTAATGCTTTACTAAGAGGAGATAGTGCTTCTCGTGCAAGTTATTACAGAGAGATGGCTTCTATTGGTGCTTTGTCTATTAATGAGATTAGACGAATGGAGGACTTGAATAGAGTAGGACCAGAGGGCGACCAATTATTTATGCCGTTAAACTTTGCTCCAGTTGGAGACGTAGAAGAGGAGGACAAAGAGTAATGCCGATACCTACTAAAAATATAGACGAGACTAACGAGGAGTTCATCGAAAGATGTATGTCTGATGAGTTTATGAAAGAGTATGACGACAACGACCAACGTCTAGCTGTATGTTATGCTCAACTAGAAGATGAAGAGGACAGAGCCTTAGAAGATATAAACACTAAGCCAACTCAAGAGATGGCAGACGAAGCTGCACAAGGCTTAGAATGGCGTGAGGAGTTTGGTAGAGGTGGAACAGAGGTAGGCGTTGCAAGAGCAAGAGATATTAAGAACAGAGTAAATCTTAGTATTGAAACAATAAAAAGAATGTACTCTTATTTTAGTAGGCACGAAGTAGACAAAGAGGGACAAGGATTTTATAGTGGTGACGAAGGTTATCCTAGTGCTGGTAGAATAGCTTGGGCATTATGGGGAGGAGATGTAGGCTTTGCTTGGACTAAAAGAAAGATAGAAGAAATAGGTAAAGAAGAAAAATTTATAGATATGAAAAATAAAGAAATAAGAACTATTGACGTTCAAGACTTAGAGCTTAGAATGGATGGAGACAATCCAGTAGTAGTAGGCTACGGTGCTGTATTTAATTCTATGTCTAATGACTTAGGAGGATTTAGAGAGTATATAGGCTCAGAGGCTTTTGAAGGTCGTTTAGAAGATGATGTAAGATTCTTAATTAATCACGATGGTATGCCATTAGCTAGAACGACTAACGGAACGCTAAGACTATCTGTTGATGAGAGAGGATTAAAATACGAGGCTAAATTAAATCCTAATGTATCAACGTCTAGAGATTTAATGGAACTACTAAAAGACGGTACTATCAATCAGTCTAGCTTTGCATTTATTGTAGAGGATGACTCTTGGGAAATGAAAGACGGAATGAATGTAAGAACTATAAACAAAGTATCTAGACTTTATGACGTTTCTGCTGTAACTTATCCAGCTTACAATGAGGCTAGTAGCTCTGTCGCTTTACGTTCTATGGAACAATGGCAAGAAAAAGAAGAAGCTAAAAAACTAGAAGAAAGTTTAGAGGCTGAAAAATTAGAGGGTATAAAAGAAGAAGAAGATTTGAAACAACGCTCCCTCAATGAAATGCGTTTAAAAATCTTAAAAAATAAATATTAATATTAATTTTCTATAAAATGAAAAACTCAAAATCTTACAAAGAGGAAAGAGCTGAGGTTATCGAAAAGATGGAAGGACTTGTAGCATCTGCTGAAGGTCGTGACCTAACTTCTGATGAGCAAAGCAACTTTGACTCTTTAAATGAAAAAGTTGAGGAGTTAAACAAGATGGCTGTAAGAGCTGAATCTTTTGAGAAACTTCAAGCAACTAAAGCTGTTAAAGAAGTAACAGAAAACACTCCTAGCGAAGTGAGAGACTATTCTTTCCAAGATGCTATGCACCAAGCTGCAACTGGTCGTTTAGAAGGTCTTGTAAAAGAGATGGACCAAGAGGCAAGAAACGAGGCTCGTTATACTGGTCAATCATTTAAAGGTATCGCTATACCATCTTCAATCCTAACTCGTGCTGCTGTAGCTACTGCTGCTGGTAACGCTACTGAGGTTATGGCTTGGACTGACCAATTAGAAGCAAACTTAGTTTTAGCTTCTGCTGGTGCTAATTTCTACTCTGGTGTAGACAATATGAAGTTCCCAGTATTTAGTGCTATCAACTCTGGCTTCGTTGCTGAGACTGGTGGTTCTGCTCCAGCTGCTAATGGTACTGCTTCTAGCGTTACTTTAGAGCCTAAGAAACTTATCTCTATTGTAAATGTTTCTGCTGAGGCTATCGCTCAAAATGCTTCTATCGAGGCTGCATTGAGAAGAAATATGGCTGCATCTGTTGCTGCTACTTTAGAAGCTGCTTTATTAGGAACTGGTGACGTATCTAACGCTCCTACTTCTATCTTTGCTGACGCTGCTACTGGACCAACTACGGTTACTGCTGCTGATTGGTTAGAGATGGAAACTGACTTAATTGCTAATGGCGTACAAATAAACGGAGCTAGAATGGCTTACTTATTAAACCCATCTGCTTACGCTACAGTAAAAGGATTAGCTCAAGTTTCTAATGTTTCTCCTATTTATGATAACGCTAGAAAAGAGCTTAACGGCTACTTTGCTTTTGTTTCTCCTAACGTAGGTAATGGTGGAGTCGCTGGTAAAGACCACGCTTTATTCGCAGACTTCTCAAAATGCCACATCGCCCAGTTCGGTGGTTTAGACGTGATTTATGATATCTACACTAACGCTGGTACTGGAGAGCCAAGATACATCTTGACTTCATTAGTTGATGGTGATGCTGTTCAGAATGATACTGCTTTTGTTAAATTGATTGAAGCATAATTTGTTTATTTTAACGGAGGGAGTGGAAACACTCTCTCCATTAATTTTTTTTAAATGGAATACTATAACTACAACTTCAACACATTAAGAGGCTCTGACTATGTGCCTTATGGTAAGTTAGTTCTAAAGACTGCTGCAACGTCTACTGTTATATCATTATCAGAGGCTAAGGCATTTTTAAGAATAGACTCAGACTATGACGATGACAATACTTACATCACGAGTTTAATTAATGTTGCTACTCAAGTTGTAGAAGAGTTTACTAGACGTAGATTAATGACTCAGACGTACAATCTTTTTTACGATGAGTTTCCTCCTTACATTGACTTACAAGTAGGAGATGTTGCTAGTGTTACTCATATTAAGTATTACGATGCCGACAATACATTACAAACCTTAGCTACTGACCAATACGATGTAGATACTAAGGTAAGACCAGGAAGGATATATGAATCGGAGGACGGAGACTTTCCAAACACTTACGAAAGACCAAACGCTGTAGAGGTTGAGTTTATAGTAGGTGGTACAGCTAGTGACGTTCCAGCTCCAATAGTACAAGCTATTTATATCATCGTTGGTCGATACTATGAGAACCGACAAGATGTTGTTACTGGAACTATTGCTAGTGAATTACCTTTAATGGTAGACCACTTATTAACTCCTTACCGATTGCTTGAACTATGATAATAGGCAAACTAGATAGAAAGTTAAAACTATATACACAGACTTACTCTACTAACGCTTATGGCGAGAGAGTAGTATCTGACAATAGTTACGTTACCATCTATGCAAACTTTGATTTCAAAGGTGGTAATACTAACTTCGATGCTGATGCCTTAATCAATGACGAGCGTATAGAGTGCTTAATAAGATACAGAACAAACATTGGGGTTTCTCCTCAGTATTTTATCTCTAATGGTTCTACTAATTATTCTATTAAGAGTATTAAGGAAGTAGGTCGTAAAGATGCTATGGTGCTTTTATTAGAGAAGAATGACGTAATAGACTTATCACAGACAGCTCCTAATCAATTTGTCTTTACTATTGACACAGAGAATACATCTAGTGGCTCTAGCTTAAATACTCAATTTATGATGCCATTGGTTAGTGGAGGTAGTTATAACGCTACAGTAAACTGGGGAGATGGCTCTAGCGATACAATAACAAGTTACAATCAACAAGAGGTTACACACACTTATACAAGTGCTGGTCAATACGAAATAAGTATAGAGGGAACACTACAAGGATGGCAATTCAATAACGCTGGAGATAAGCTTAAAATGCTTGATATAAAACAATGGGGAGTCTTAGACTTATCTACTTCTGCTGCTTTTTATGGATGTAGTAATTTAGATGCTAGTGCTACAGATGCTCCTACTGTTTCTAGTACATCTTTTAATACTATGTTTAGAGACTGTACTAACTTTAATGGAGCAATAGGTAACTGGGATATTAGCTCAGTAACAAGAATAGACCAATGTTTTTATCAATGTTCTACATTTAATCAGCCTTTAAATAATTGGAATGTTAGTAATGTAACTAATATGAGTTATATGTTTTATAATTGCTTATCTTTTGACCAAGATTTGAACTCGTGGGACACTTCTAATGTTGAGCGAATGGACGCTACTTTTCTTAATGCGTCACAATTTAACGGAGATATATATAGTTGGGACACTACTAATGTAGAAAATATGATTGCAATGTTCTACAACTGCGACTTATTCGACCAATCTCTAGCTGCGTGGTTAATTCCTAATGTTTCTAACTTTACTAATTTTATGCAGAACGCTACTGGTCTTAGTACATCTAACTACGATGCAACGCTAATAGCTTGGGCTGCTGGTGTAGTTGATAACAATATAAGTATAAACTTTGGAGGCTCACAATTTACAGAATCGGCTTATGCTTCAAGATTGAGCTTAATTCAAGACCATAACTGGACTATTGTTGATGGTGGAATATTTAATCCAACTCCAGCCGATTACATAAGCGTATTAAATACAAGAGTAGTAGCTGCTGGAGGAGTAGTAGAGAACACAACGGACAGTCAAGCATTCTTACAAACATTAAATGACATAAGCTAATGGCAGACGGACTATTAAATAAAGCAAGTATTATCTTAACTCCTACTGGTTACAAGGCTGGAACGCTTTACAACGTAGCACCAATAGACGAGCCTTATGAGGACTTTGACTTTGCTAGAACTTCAACTGCTACAAGAATTAACTCTAGTGGATTAGTTTCTAATGTAGCTACTGGAGTGCCAAGAATAAGCTATGATAGTAATGGCGATAATGGTCATATATTGTTAGAGCCTACTTCTACTAATCTTGTCCCTTATAGTGAAAACTTTGAGGATAGTTCTTGGAGTAATGCAAGTATTGGAACTACTCCAACTTTAGAAGGTGGTTATACTGCACCTGATGGTAGTAATAGTGCGTATAAAATAACTAACGCAAATCAAGATAGTTTTTGGTTTAGTTCTTTTTTAATTGGTGCTGATAATTCAAGAACAATTTGGGCAAGAACTGTTAGTGGAACGGGAACGGCTCAATTAACATCACACAACTCTAATACTAATAATACTTTTAATTTAACAGAAACTTGGCAGAGGTTTGAAGTTAATGGAACAACTTCAGGAACTGGCTCAACTAGTTTTTACGCAGTAGATTTTAGAGGTAGTGGAACTCTTACAGAGTTATTAATATGGGGAGCACAAGCAGAAGCCTTATCCTACGCTACATCATACATACCAACACTAACAGGTAGTACAGTTACAAGAGCT